CCGCTTATCGCCCGGATTCCAGAAGCACTTCATCACCCCGCGCCCGCTCATCAGCGTGTAGTCCACCCAGCTCAGGACTTCGTCCACGAAGTTGGTCTTCTCCCGGATCTTATAATTGAACCAGTCCTCCGCGACCTTCGTGTACGCATTCAACTGCTGGCGCATCGGCACAAAGCTGGCCACGACATCCATGCCCAGCGCCTGCTGGAGGAAGAGCGGCTTCAGCTTCTCGATCGCCGTATCAATCAGCGGCCAGTGCAGGTCCGCGGCCTTCGGCCAGGGCTTGTTCGTACGGCGCAATCCATGGTGCCGCAGCTCGTACCACCTCGTCTGCCGCAGCTCCCACGGGCTACGCTGTCCCACAGCCTCGACAATCTGCCCCTGCAACGCACTCCGCTGTTTATCGGTCATCATAAATGTCCTCCCCTCCTCTTATCCCCCCACCTCGCAACCAGCAAGCGTAACCCCCTCGGGTTCAAGCGGGCCAAGCTCATCCTCCATCCGTTCCAGCAGGCTCCGCCCATCCTCGCCCAATGCCTTCATGTACTCGTCCATCCGCTTCCCGCCACCCCCACAGAAGGCCAGAACCATCGCATCCGCCCGGTCCGGGCTGTTCACCCCGCGGGCGCGTAGCTCGTCCTTCCCCTCCAGCGTGAGCTTTCCCTTCCCGTTCGTCCGCACCTTACGGCTCACGAACTGCTGGAGCAGCACCTCGTCAGTCCCGACCGGTCCCAAGTTCACCTTGCCCTCCTCCACCATCCGCCCGAACTCGATCCACATCTCCGCCGCCCGGTTCACGAACTGATCATCCCGAATGGCCCGCTCACCGAAGTTCACCCGGCGCACATCCCAGCCCTCCGCTCTCAGGGCGTCGCACATCACCACGCCCATGCCTCCTACGTCGGCATAGATATCCTCAGCCTTCAGCTTCCACTTGCGGAACTCGCTGATGAACCGGCCCACGCTGGCCATCGTATCCTTGTCCCGCCAGCGGATCAGCCCCTTCACCGTGTTCCCATGGCGCACGACCATCACGCTCTCGTCGCCGCCGGCTGAGAAGTCGCAGCCCGCGGTCAGTCGGTGGCCGTCGGTGTCCTCCTTGGGCGGGCCACTGACAACCTTCTGCCAATCAGCCGTTTTCACCGCGGTCAGGCTCCCGTCATCCTCCATGAACTCCGCGTAGATCATCGAGCGCACCAGCGGATGACCCTCGCCCCAGCGGGCCATCTGCTCATCGATCCACTCCTTCCGGATATGCGGACAGTCGTAAGCGGTCACCGTGAAGGTCTGCCACTTGCCATCATTCCGCCTGAAGACATCGTAGAAGTACCCGGAGCTACCTCCAGGGCTGCTCATCAGCAGCGTCCGCGTCGGCTGGCACCGCTCCATTGACTGGAATATCCCGTCCGGAACCGCCTTCGCCTCGTCGACGATGTACATCAGGTCATTGCTCGGACCCTGAACGTGCCAGCCCTCCGCCTTCTCCGGGTTGCTCGCCGAGAATCCGATGCACCGGCTGATCAGCTCCTGGCCGTCTACTTTCTTCGGGTACACGTAGCGAATCTCGCCGTCCTTGATCGAGAAGCCGTTCTCCTCTCCACCCAACCCATTGATCATCTTCCTCAGGTGCGGCCACAGAGCGTCGGCCACCTGTCGGTACACACCAGCGGTACAGACCACCAAGCTCCCAGGCCAGCGGAGCATGTGCCAGATCACCGCGCTCGCGGCGACCATGCTCGTCTTGCCAGAGCCGTTCGCGGCCTTCAGCGCTACCTTCGAGTGCTTCTCGTTCAACGCACCCAGCACCGCCTCCTGCCAGGGATACGTATCACGTAGGCCAAGCATCATCTTCGGGAAGTTCTTGAGCTGCTGAGCCTCCTCCAGGAGCTTGCGCTGCTTCCACGCAGGTATGTGAGAACCCATTCCGAGTGAAGGGGATTTCTTACGCTTAATTTGCTTGACGGGCATAAAATTTGTGGCGGTAGGGGGAGGGGGTATACAGGTAACACCCACCCCCCTCTTGGGGGTGGTCCTCCCCCCGTGGTGTTATTTCCCTCCTCCGAATGCTCCGAGTAGGGCTCCGGATACTGAGAGTTCCTTCCCTCCCTTACCAGTGTGTTCCAATTGAGCGCGGGCTACGTAACCTCGGGTACGCTCCAGTAGCCACGCGCTTCCTTGCCAGCCGGGGCCGCAGGATCGCACTACGGAAGTGAGGTCATACTCGCCCCTGGTTTTCGCAGCATCGATCTCCTCCTTTCGTTCGGGATATCGGAGCAAGTACTTGGCGAAGGTTTTATCCGTCATGCCCGCAAGATGACACAAGCGATCGAACGGGATCCCGAGTGAAGCGCCGTCGAGGACCCGGTTCCAATCGGAAGGAGCAACCTCCTTTGGTGGAGGACCTTTTTTTAGTGGCTTCCGGACGGAAGGAATTGGTGCCTCCTTCCTCTCCACCCTCTCCACCCTTTCCACCTGGAGCGCTTCCTTTTCCTTTCCCTTGGCCATATCGGCGCATTCTCCCCTCATTCTCTCCCTTGCAATCTTTTTGTTGCCGGGTGTTGACAAGATGCGTCTCCTTTGGCTTAATCCCTTCACGCTCTCCGATATGGGGGCATTCAAAACATCATGAAACCACGCGCAAAACGAATCCTCGCGGCCCTATTCTGGCTCGCGATCATCTCAATCATCATCATCAACGGGCTCCGGGAGCAGGCCTTGTGGATCGGAGGTGCCCTGTGAACCCTCCGGAGCACTACATCCCGAACCTCATCGCCTACGTGCAGTGCACGCGCCGATACGGGTCATGTTACGTGCATGCCTGCGTACGCCGATCGATGATGGGTTGGCAGGGTGTCGAGGCCGTTTGCAATGGGCGGCCTGTTCGCTTTACGTATGGTCCCTTCGGTCGGTCCATTCAATCGGGAGGCCATAAATACAAGGCATGGGCCCGCTTTCAAGACACCGATCGGCCCGTCCCTAGCGCCTTGCTTCGATCGATCGCCCCCATTGCCGAAGGAGGCCTCCAGTGAACGGATTCATTCTCCACGAGGATTCGGCCCGTGTGATCATCGCGACGGGCTTCTCTTCCCCTTCGGACAATCGGAAAACCGGCGACATGATCCAAGTATGGATCCTTGTTCGCTGCATGGACCCCGTCCGCGCAATCAAGGAAGGCCTCGATCGTTTGATTTGCGGTTCCTGCATCCACCGCGGCAACGGCGACGGATCCGGTCGCAGTTGTTACGTCAATGCTGGCCAAGCCCCCCTCGGGATCTGGCGTGCATGGAAAGCGGGCGCCTACCTTCCCCTTCCTTCCGTTTCCATTTTCGCGGGCCGACGGGTCCGTTTCGGCGCGTACGGCGACCCCACGCATTTGCCCTTGTCCCTCGCCCTCGCGATCGCGGGCGCTTGCTCCGGGTGGACCGGCTACACCCACCAATGGCGCAAACCCAGTCTCCAAGGTTGGAAGCAACTCCTAATGGCCAGTGTGGACACCGCCGCGGAGTTGCTCATTGCCCGTTCCATGGGCTGGAGCACCTTTAGAGTGACCCCCGACCTAGATCATCACACGGTGGAAACCCTTTGCGCCAGTGACCGAGTCGGGACCCCCTGCGCCGATTGTCTGGCCTGCGCGGGCGCCCGTTCGGGTGTCCGCTCAATCCATATTCCCGTCCACGGGACCGGCCGTCGACATTTCATTGAGTCGGCCAGTGTGTGAGTTCCCCGGCCAGCCCTTGCGTGACAGGCGAGGGCTGCGCGGGCAATTGACGCCCAAGCAAAACATATGAAAGACATCCTTGAAACATTCAAACGCAATGCCGACCGTGAAAGCCTGAAGTCCTCCGTGGGCCGGGCGATATTCTGCCCGCGCTGTGAGGAGTTAATGGACTATCGACGGGCTGTGGAGTTTTCCGTCTGGGAAAACGAGACGGGCAAATGCGCCACCGTGCGGGCCATGTGCGCCCCGTGCTGGGATTCTGTGCATGATTTCGTCATGAAGCCCGGTGTGAAGTATCGGGTGGATGTGATCGATGGAAGGGAGTTCCGGTGACCGATTTATTCCGTGCCTTGGGATACCTCCTCCTTGCGGCCCTGTTCGTCGCATTAATGGCGCTCAGTGCCATAGCAGGCAACGGTGGCTGAGAAGTAGGCCACTCATTCACGCTCGCCCCCGTATGGTTCGCCCTGCGGGGCTTTTTGTTGCCCGGATCCGGTGTCCACTCGCCCCGCCATTCCGGAGCCCGCCTTGCCCCGATTGCGCCCCGTCGCGCCCCCTTCCTTCCTTCCTTTCCGGACCCGGATCCGGACCCCGTACCCTCTCAACCTGGCGCCCCCCTAGGACACCCAATGTCCGACCATGTGAGACACGCCATGTCCTACCCTATTCTTATGTGCTGCTCATGTGCAGGCCCCGCATCCCCATACCCCATACAGAATTCGGAATTCGGAAACTCGGAATCCGGAACCCCCGAGCCCCGAGCATGGAGCGGTCCAGAATATTCTTTTCATCTCCCTCACTTTTCCTGTTGACGACCGAGCATGGAGCGGTAGGGTGTGTCCCGACATGAAACTCAACGAGATCAAGTCTGCTGTGAGAGATGGCAAGACTGTGCATTGGAAGAACCATGGGTACCGAGTGATATACGCTCCCAAGCTCAATGACTTCCTGATCCGGTTCGACTACAACGATGACTGCATCGGTCTGACATGGGTGGACGGCGTGACGATGAACGGCGAGGAGGAGGACTTCTTCGTTGCCGCCGAGGAGGTGGCGCTGTGAACTTCGATCACTACACTCTGATATACAAATCCGATGTGGCCCACATGAGGAACCGCATCAAGGAGCTTGAGGCAGCTAACAAGGAGCTTCTGGATTCTGTTGATATAAAGCGTTTATACATTACCGACCAAACATCCAAGAAGATGGCTGCTATATTGAAAGCGGGCCATCGAATGGCTGATCGGACGCATTGCTCGTGCGAGAACTTCGGGCTCCAGAAGATCTGCTACCGGTGCCGAACTCTGATCGACGAGTGGAAGGATGTCGCTGGCGAGTAGGCCAAACATCCTGCTCACCACCCCGCGGAGCCCTCGGACCACCCATCCGGGGGCTTTCCGTTTCCAGCCCCGCGGACCCCGCTTACCCTCCGTCGAGTCCATCTGACCCCTCCGACGCCTCCTAGACCCCTTTCCGCTCGATTGCGAGGCATCCATATCCATCCATCCAACCCGATACTTCGCAATCAGTGGAGGGTCATTGAAAAACCGCAGCCGCAGCGTGGGGGCCGGCACGAGCCCCCGAAAGCGTTGCGGCGTAAGCGGTTTTTAACTCCCTAGAAGAGGGAGTGACAAGACTCCCTCTAGGGAGGTAGCAGTGGCTATGGGAACTTCTTGGTATGCCCTGCAAAATGAACATTCCTTTACATTGACATGTTGCCGTGCATGACGCATTCTGGTCTTGCTATGAGTTACCTAGACAATGGTTCAACCCTTCGGTCGATGTTCCGACTGATGCCCCCGCAACGCCACGACGCCGACCCGGATCGATCCGAGGTTCTGGCCTACATTCGTGAGAACCTGAGATGTGAGCTTGGCCGTGCGA